TGCATAGTTCACAATCATATTTGTCTCCAAATGTATTATATAAACGATTGATAAATTCTTCATTCGATAATCTAAGTTTAGTACTTTTAGCTAAAGAAGCACACTCAGGACAACCATCCCCTCTAGAAATATGCAATCCGGATATAGCTGTAAAGTCGCCATGTTTCGGACAAGTGATGATTATTCTATCTCTACTTCCAGTGTACACAGATTTAGAATAATCATATTTATCTCCATGTTTAATTCTAGCTTTATTAATCCATTCTTCAGTAGTAAGTTTCTTAGGCATTATAGTAATAATTCTGACATTAAGCATAGTTTATTATCTACAATACTTCCATACATATCCATACGCTGTACTATTTTGACCATTTGCACAAGCATAAATTGTCTTCCTTTTGTAATCAGTCCCATTTTCAATAGAATTTATACTGTCCCATACTTTAATTAAATTTCCATCCAAATCATATTGTTCTATAGACTTGGTTTTCTTCACAGGAGAAACCTCTTCCACAGAATACCTCCAAATGAATCCCCCAGCAGACTTGTATCTACCTTTTAAACAGTTACTAATAGAAGGTCTATTAATTCCAAGAGCTTCTCCAGCTTGTTTAACACTATCCCATTCCTTGATTAGATTTCCATCTAAATCATATTGATAGATTGTCTTAACTTGCTTTGCTGTTCTCTTAGCTATAGCTTCCTCAGTCCTCTTGACTCCTAAAGCACTATCAGCAATCTTTTGAATATTCAGGTCTGGTTTCAAAGTGTCTATCCACCATTGCTCCCTCTCTATGCATAGTTCCCTAGGACATAATTCCATTATCTCAAATGTGGCAATGCCATATTTATTAAATGCGTTCTGCGCGAACCTAGAGTGGTGTATATCTCTAATAAAGTCTAACTGGTGTTGTCTCCACCGTTTTCTAAAAGAGATTGCTGCACTACCGATGTAAACATGATTCTGGATAGTAATCTTATAGACTCCAGTTGATAGGGTACAATCTTGTCCCTGGAATACATAATTAAATTTAAAATTTTGTTCGTCCATATATTAATAACTTTTTGACAAAGTTACTAAACAATATGGACGAATCAAAACTATTTGTATGGAATTATAGAATTTCTAACTTAGGACTTAGCTGTGATTAATCCATCTAATCTATTACCAGCTTCGTCGACAATAGAATAGTCACAGCTCCAACATGTATTTCCGAAATTTTTGTGAATCCATTCAGAACTTCCGAATAAAGAACCTACAGACTTATAAGTAAATCTTCTACCATAAGTAGTTGCAGATTGATGTAAATCTCCTTTTACAAAAACCACATCACCTGTAATTCTTTTAGTATCCAGATATTCATTGATAAAGTTTTCAGTTTTAACATCCAATGTTAGAGGTAAATTCTTAAACATATCTTTATTATCCTTACCGTGACAGAGAACAAATGTGGTTTCCCCAATTTTAAATTCTCCAATAAATTTGTCAAATATTGTACAATTTACTCCTTTATTGGATAGTATAGCCTCTAAAGCTACATTGGCGGCATATCCGAAATCTCCATCATGGTTAGACTCTCCCACACATACATAATTCAGTTTATTACAGTCGAGTTTGCTGAGTTCTGTGAAAAAATAATTCATAGAAGATATAAATGTATGAATTTGTTCTTTATTGCACATATTTTGAGGTAATGAATGTCCACCTCTAGTTGTTTGCCCATTATATCCGTCTAATGAATCCCCGAGATTGCAAACATAAATATTATCAAATCCTCTATAGATATCATTTAAATCACATACTCTATTAAGAATAACATTCATTCTTCTGATTACCTCATCTCTATCATATGGATTACTATATATAGATAATGGCGATACATAGGCTCCGATATGCATATCTGAAAGATAAATAATAATATTCTTTTTGGAAGATGTTCCAGTCGGAGTAAATGTTTTTATACCAGTAAGGTCTAACCCCTCTAAATCTATCTTGATTCCCTCTTCAAGCTTTCTCTTCAGTTCGATATTTTCAAGAGCATATTTCTTTAATAAAGCTCTATCATTCTTGATAGATTGTTCCTCGATTCCTCTTACAAAGTCATTTTCTTTTTCCCTCATTTGCATAATCATAAGCTCTTCCTTGCTATTTTCTTCAATAACATGAGGGGCAAATGGAGCCGCAGCCTTAGTAATACTAAATACTCTAAGGATTCTTTTAAAATCAATCAAAGAATATTCTGGAAAATACCGGCTTATTTCACGCTGGGTAATTGACATTCCATAATATGAATACATACGATAAATAGTATTCATCTCATCTCTTGTCAATCTTCCCGTAAGAGGTGCTTTATCCCTTATCAAGACTTTAAATTCATAATACTTAATTTTTCCTGATTCATCACGAATAAGGTTGATACTATTTCTATCATCATCGGCCTCTAATTCTACTTGAGAAAGATTTGACTCTTCTTCAAATTGAAACTCTGGAAGTTTATTCTTTTTGTTGGATATCTTTTCCCACAGTTCTTTTATTTCCTCGAATTTTTCTCTAGCTAACAGCCCATTTTTATAAGCCTGGCTAATATTATAATAAGTTGTATTAAGGTAATTTTTGCACAAGCTCATTTTTTTCTCATACGCTGTTTTAGAAATTCCAAGTGAGTTTAATTCGGTTAGATGCCCGATGAATTTTTTAATAGTTTCTTTTTTCATTTTTCAATGTTTTAAGTTAAGCTGTTACGCCTTTAAAGATATTTAAAAAATAAAGGAGCCTACCCATAATTACTTATAGATAGGCTCCTTTGAAGTGTATTGATTTCAGTAGATTATGCTTCAATACCAAAGCAAAGATATGTTCCTTGTTTTGCACTCTTGGCTGGAGTATATTCAACCTCAAATGCAATAGGTTCTCCCTCAATAATTTGTTTTGTGTACAGACACACAATTTTACCCTTAAAACCGTCTTCTGTATAAAGTTTCTTAGCTAATTCTTTAGCTTTAGCCTTAGTTTCATCGGTTTCAGTAATGATTTGACCAGTAGCTTTGTCAATTAACTGATAAGTAGTCTTATACTTTCTCTTACCCTTTTCGTTCTTAACGTCATTTACCTTATAGGGACGTTCACGAGTATCAGCTGCACCTGCTTCGATAGTGATTGAGCAGCCTACACCCGGAGCATTTTTAGTGTGTTTTGCAAGATATTCAAGGCAGAACTCTTTAATGTCTTTATCAGTGATAGCACGACCTAAATCTTTCTTCCAAGATTTATATGCCTGAGTTGCATCACGTTGCACGAAGAAAGGTGCTTGTTCGATTGCTTCTTTTCTTGTAAATCCACATACTTCTACTTTCTTAAAATTCAATACTTGAGTTGTCATAATTCAAAAAATTTTTAAACATTGTTCTTATTAATCATCTTCTATTTTTATATCACAAAGATACTAATTTCTTTGGAGTTCACCAAGTGATAAAGGTGAAAGAATCTTAATAAATATTTAATCTAAATTCCTGAATTATCTATTTTCCTTCCGAAGAAGTGATACAAAGGTACTACTTTTTCTTCATACTACAAAGCCTTAGTTGTTAAAAAGTGTAAATAAAAATTTTTACAAATTTTCAACTGCTTCGTTTTGCGGAAAACAAAATTTGTTCTTACACATCTGAAGCCAAGTAGTTTCGCTTTCTTCTGCGTAAGTGTCAACGATTTTTACATTATCTTTGCAATGTCCACATCTTTCCCAACGAAATATTCCAACATTCCATAGTAATTGAGTAAAACGCAGGTCCGGATGTTTTTCTATTAACTCCAATAGTTTATAGAGAATAGCTTTATTATATAAATATCTATTATTCATAGTTTAAAACGGCAAATATTCAGACAATATAGACTGAACTTGTTTAGCCATCTCTCCAGGAGTCTTTATGCCAAAAGTGGGAAACTCTGTACAGCCATATGCAAAATCATCACATATAATACTCAAACCTTTAATAAAATCATCCGGCAAAGGATTTTTTGCAGTAAGTTGCATCAAAACTTTATAGTGAGTAACGTCTGGTTTTTGCTGTTTAGCTTTCATCGTTAAATAGCAAACCAGCGAAATTACCGCAAATTTATGCTGAACATCAGTGTTTAGATACCCTAAACTAAAATATTTCCCATAAATGTCTTTTAATTCTGCATAACTAGGTCCATATGCTTCCATAAGGTAACTATCCGGCCACATGTTTATTTAATAATGCCACCATTCTTAATAATTTCTTAAATTCCTCAAATCCTCTAAGCAACTCTTTTTTTGATACTGGATAAATTCCTGCCCCGTAATCCGGAACAGTGGAAACCAATAACATATTTGCTTTCATGGTGAAATCATCTACGTTGTAATACTTTTTTATGACTAAACTTAGTAGATAAGAGTAAACTCCCATTTGGCGATAATAATGATACTTTTCAAACGACCCATGAAATTCCGGAATGATGTGCCCAGTAGTTTTCAAATCGTTTAAGGTAACTAAATTATCGTCTGGCTCAATCGTAAAATTATCCAGCTTTGCTTTAAATTTTATAATCGTAGAATATCCATCAGGAAATTGCATTTCGAAATCAATAAGGATTGCTTGCTCATTTAGAGAAATAGGTTTCTCTACAATGTATTCTGGATGTAAGAGACTTTGTATTTCTTTACAGTCCTTTACCGAATTTAAGCACGATTTTAATATCTCTCTATTCTTTGAATCAAGATATATAAGTCCCTTCGAATCTTTGTAATCATGTTCATACAACACTCGATTTCGCCAATAATTTGTACATTTAGCAAGCAAATCATCTATCTTTTTGTCATCCATTTTGCCCTTATAATAATTAACTTTGTCTGATGCAGCTAATATTTCTTCTTTAGTAGGCACATTTCCATTTGACTTATATAAGACATCAGCCATTAGTCCTGCTTTAGCAGTAGGTCTATCGACCGTATCTACTAATAAAAAGTCATTGGGCTGTAGAGTTAAACAATGAACCGCAGAACCAAGTAATAAAGAAGAGGATTCCTTCTTCGGGTTTTCTAGATAAAGCTCAAAACTCCCATCTTGTTCCGGATTAATATAAGATAGTCTAGAATTACTAATGTAATCTTTATATGTATCACTAAAATATACTTCATCAGGAATATCGAGAATTACTAATGTATCAAGTAGTGGAACTATCTTTATTTCACTTAATTTCAATTGAATTCTTTCATAAGACAATAAGCATCAATAATCTCATCCTTTGTAATAGAGAACACTTTAAACATGGGGAAATCAACGGTTCTTTCTGTATGATAAAGTAATGCGGGTAGTCCAGATTTCTGGCATTTTAATACGTTTCTTAAAGAATCATCAACAAATACATCAACTTTTCCTTTAATCATATCAGCTTTGTTGCCATGCTGATAAACCATTTGATAGATTGGAGCTTTAGGGAATCCATTTATATCTAGCCATTTCTGCGTCCAAGCCTTGTTATTGACTCGTTTAGTGCAGTATAATGTAGGAACAAAATCAGGAACATTAATAACTTTCAGATTTAACCAAAAATCTCTGTCCTTACTAAGAATGCGTTGTACATTTTTAGTAATAATGTGGTCTTCCAGCATTTGGGGATTATGTTTAGTATCAAAGTATTCACAATAAGCTCCCCAAAAATCAGCCAAACAATCATCAATATCTAACCCTATTCTAAAGTTTCTCATATCTAATTTTTTTATTCATTTTTTATAAACTATCAATATCTTCAGGAATACCAACGATAACATCAAGATTAGATAGTTGTTCTACAAAATCTTTCCAATCTGCAGAAACTTCTAAATCCCATAAACTCGTATATTCTTCAATTACTTTATCTTTGGCTGAAGAAAGTGAACGAGCCTGATATTTATCGACCCAAATTTCGCCACCACTGTTGCAAAAAGGAACTATATAAGTATTCATTTATTTTTTTACTAACTCAACAAATAATTACTTTGTGTAATTAAGTTCGTTACTAATTACTACACTTTCATTGTAAAAATTAAACCCTTTAGGAGTTCCAAAATTTTCAAACGCAAAAGTCACATTCTGGTCTCCCACATGAAGGGTTTCATCTCCCACATTGTGGTCATAGAATACTTCTACAACAATGCCGTAAATATTAGTATCCTTACCTTTATGGGCAAGGATAACATAATGACAAGTGTTGTTTTTGTATACCAACAAACAAGGATAAGGAAGGTCTTCTGCAGAATTAATAACAAGTTTAGGCTGACGCCGTACTCCACTTACAATCATAGATTTATTGTTTTAATAGGATTAAGATTAAATGAGCTTGGGGTTATCTGAACTTTATCTTTAGTAAGAATAATATTTTTACTAAGAGATTCAGCAGGATAAAGCCATGTTTTAATTTTTGACGTTTGTAGAGCATCAATAAAATGAGCTCCAAAAGCAACATTTTTAATATTGAGCCTCTCTATTTCATTTTCAAGATACTCAAATACTCCTTCCTGTACTCCTTGAGTACTTCTTCCAGAAGGCATAAGAGGTAAAAGAACATGATAAAGGATTTGGTCTCCATACAATTTCCACTCATTTATAAAAGCATTCACAGAAGCTTTATCAGAAATTATATGGTGAATATTTACATTGGTATTCCCAAAACAAATAAGCTTATTAATAGCTTTAACCGCATACTTATATAGTTTCTTATTACCCATACTCACAGCAACTCCTCCAACATAATTTCTAGTATGTTCCAAGATTTGCTCAGATAGTTCTGAGTCTTTAGCAATAGAAATTCCATTGGTTGTATAATTGGGAACGACTCCGGTGTTGAATACCGTTTCTAAAAATTCACAAAACTCAGGATGAATAGTGGGTTCCCCAGTGGAACCAATAGCTATTTGAAATGGCTTTTCAGTGAGAGTAATTTTGACTTTATCATCATTTTTATATTCCTTAAATCTACTCATCCACTTTTCCCAAGTTTCACAAATATTCGGATAATTAATTCCATTACCTGAAGCACTCACATAACAAAAAGGACATTCGGCATTACATAAAGTATTTATCCCAACATCGTAAAATTCTGCCTTGTCTGGTTCCAATTCTTTAGCTACCCCTTCACCAAGTCTAATTGTTTTAAGATTAAACCAAATAGCATTGTAATTGTTGCTGGGGAAACAACGTCTTTTCACACCCCAATCTTTAAAATCTTTCATTTTTATAACTTATTTTTCTCATTATCAGGAAGTTTATCCCATTCATCCCAATCAATTAATTTAATAACTTTCTTAGTTTCGGGGTCTACTTTACAAGGGCAAGAACACTCTTTAATATCTAGATTGTCTATCATCCAACTAATAGTAGCACATCTACGATGGTCGATATCCACCCAAAGAAATGTTTCTAATTCTTCAATAGAATCAGGAAATCGTAGAGAGTATATTTCTTTAGTAAACAAATGTCTTTTGTTACAGGGAATATAAGACCTAGCTTCCTCATACATTTGGTCGAATGTCATAATATTAAGTTCTCCACCCATTCCAGATGAAGAATCATACTTTTCTTTTTCTTCCTCAGTGAGATTGTCCCATTCTTTCCAATCGCCTGTAAAGTAATTTTTGTCTCCTATTGTCTTAAGAAGTTCTGCAAGGGTTGTGGCAGGCATCGATTGGCTCGCTACAACGAATAATTCCGAACTCGAATTTGTAATAAGGTCGGAAACTGATTGAGTTCTAATTACTAATCGCATCTTATTAATTCAAATGTATTTTTATCCAGTTTATTTTCTAATATAGCACGTACACCATCCTCAAAAAATTCCCAAGAATCAATACTATAAGGCAAAGATAAGTACACAGTATGGGATTCCATGTTGACTACTGGATACAAATCTGCATCATCTTCTGGGAAATAATTTTTTAATAAATCAAAAATAGTGTTCAGTGCGGACTGTTCGCCGCTAGTAATTTCTAGAAACACTTCTGAGGAACTGTTAGTAATAATATCAGATATAGATTGTATGTGCAACTTCATCAATGTCTATATTCACTTGCAAGAGAACAACTACGTGCCTCTTCGGTTACTTCACAAGCATCTGCAAAATGGTCTTCGATGTCCACAACATAGAATCCTTCAACTTTATCAATGATTGGCATAATATATACATCAACAAATTCATTCCATTCTTCAACTGAAGAAGTCCAAGAATCGAAGGGTTCTATTCCAAGAAAATTACAAATTAAATCATCATCGTACCACTCGCTACGAATAGTTTCTTCCGTAATAGCGTATATATCAACACATCCATTAGTAGGAAGACTTTCGAAATATTTTGCATCGTCTTCTCTCATAACAAAAGCTTCAGAAGAAGAATTGGTAATCAAGTCGGCAATACTTTGAATTCTAGTTATGAATTTCATTTTCTTCAATAACGTTAAATTTTTCTTTTATTTTATCAATAGTGTTCTGTGAATTTGTATATACAAATACACACTTTTTTAAGTCACTAAGAAGAGAATCAAATCCAAGAGAAAATCCCTCAGGCGTAGCCCATTGTTTTTTCTTACATTTTCTCTTATAGAGCTCCAGTTCTTCCTCAAAAGAAACAACTTTAATTCCAGGATATAGGTTTTCTGAGATTATAAATCTCGATGGTTTTACCACTAATTGTATCATCCGTTGTATTCTGCTTCTCCATAAAACATATGTCCTATTTGATTTAAAGCTTCGGCAGCTTTTATGTGTTTGTCTAAAAGCATCTTCGGAGTTACTGTAAACAATTTTTCATCTTGTCTATAGCAAAATTCTTCGTATGATTCAGAAGAAATTTCCTCCAATTTTTCCATGAGAGTTGTTTGAACTATGTTTTTATCATCAAATGCTCCAAACTTTTGAATAGCTTCCACCAATTCACGACATTCCGAAGAGGAACAGTTAGAATAGATATAATTAAGATATTCGTCACGTGTATAATCACTACTATACGAAATATCAAAAAAGTCATCAAATGAAGCAGTAGGCGAAGAAATTCTCAATACACTAGTAATAGCATTCTTCAAAATACTTAATGCGTCATTGGTAAGCCTTAAATATACTTCAGTGGAACTATTAGTAATTACATCAGACGTAGATTGAATAAATATTTTCATAAATTTTTAACCTAAGTGATATCGAGAAATATTGTCATAATCAAGGCTGCTGATAAATTCCATTAACCAGTATGGAATAGAATTATCATCTGCAGACCAAATAAGTAGGTCTCCTTTTCTGCACTTGATTCTAGAATCAATCCTTTCATCTTCAGAAGCTATTTCAAATTCTAAAATCTCGTCTAAATCTAGATTTGCTGCTTTAGCTACATTTTGAATTAATTCAATAATTTCTTGATTTTTAGATTTTAAGTTTCTAGCAATAAATACTTCAGAAGAACTATTGGTTATTATGTCTGATGCTGACTGCATCATCAATTTTACTATCATCATTCAGTAGTGTTTCAAGATTCTTTATTTCATTTTCGTGATAACAGATTTCTGTTAATAAATCTTCAATTATACTTCTATGAGATTCAATCTGATTCTCTATTGTTTCTCGTTGTTCTTTTGTCATAATAATAAAAAAGGCAACTAATCACTTAGTCGCCTTTATTAGATTGTAAAAAAATTCTTTTGTCATAATAACATATTCTCCAATAGAACCCATATTAACCTCCTTATTTACTTGATAATTGTGGAAAATAACAAGAGGTCTATCCTTGCGAGGGCAATTAGGAATAATGTCTTGGTAAGAGGGTTTATTCTTAGTACACTTACATTGCACGTAGAACGGAAGAGTGTTTGGAATTGTTTCTGCTATATCAATTTTATCAGCATCTAGATTTTTTGACTCTGAGCGCGAAGATTTCAGTCCTTCAAATCCCAGTGCCGTCAATTCTTTAATAATCTTCAATTCGTAGTTATTACCCTTTCTCTTTGCATACGCTCCGGTATGCTTCTTCTTTGGTTTCTGTTCCTCTCCTTGTTTTTCTGCCATATTCGTTTACTGCATCCTGAATTAGTTTAATTGTCTTATCTCTTCCATATTTCTTATGATAATCTGAAATATCCTTTGCTTCATATTTGCGAGGTATCCAAAAACAAGGAATGTCGAATTGTTTTCTAATTTTATTCATATTAGATAATCCGGCTAAATCATTGTCGTATAACACACAAATATAATCAAATGACCCTTTCAATTTCTCAAACAGGACGTCAGGAATAAATAAGTTTTCAGAGTTTGGGGCAATGGCAGGTAGTCCACACGAGTACAAAGTCATTACGTCTTTAAGAGATTTGGTTATAACCAACACTTTTCCCTTTTTAGGGAGTTGGTCTAATCCTTGAATCATCTTTGCAGACCAATTAGAAAGGAATCTGTATGACTTGCGCTTAGGAAAATAAATTCTCCATAACTCCAGTCCGTCCTTTTTACCTTTATAGTAACCATAAATGGGACTTTGCTCGCTGGACGAAGCAAAATAATTTCCGTTTAAAAAAACAGATTTACAGGAGTAAACTCTAAATTTCTTTAGAATATCCTTTGTTATACCATAAGAAGCCCACCAACTGAGTTCTTTTTGAGAAAATTCCTGCATCTCAATTTGAATACTAGCTGGACCAGATTCTTCAAATTTCTTTGGATTTTCATTAATTTTCCCGGGATTTCTTTTAATGTGAGGATTTTTTATTAACCCAAAATCATTAGCTATAATTTTCATAGCCATATGATATGTGCAACTATACTTCCTCATTACAACACTTATAAAATTGCCATAAAAGTCACCTTTGAAATCCTTAAAGATAACGTCACCTGATTTGTTCACATAAAATGAACAAGTCGGGTGGTCATCAGCTCGAAGTGGTGATTTGAATAACCCTTTTTTGACGGGAATACCCAAATAGTATTCCATATAAGTCTCTTGAGGGTATTTGGATAATAAATAGTCTTTTGTGATGGTTGGTTCAATTTGTATTTCCATGTATAAAAAGATAATTTATTGAACCACAAAGATACCAGTTATTAGCCTCAATTCCAACTAACTTTAGTACTTAATTATTAAGCACTATAAAACGAAATCTTACTTCAAAGAATTAAAATCGATTGCATCAGCTTCTGCGGTTTCATCAGAAGGGGTGTCGTTTGCAGTCTCTTTTTCTTTAGCAGCCATATCAGTAGGTTTCTTCTTAAGCATTTCTTCTTTTCTCTTTTCTTCAAAAGGAGAGAAGAACACTTTATCACCTATAAAGTTATCAGAGGGGAAGCACTCTCCTTGTTTGTTCAGAGCAACGAAATAAGGTAAGCACGGAACAAAGTTCCCATCCTTATCTACTTTACCAATTAATTTCAAATTAGTTTCAGTACCGATTTTTGGCTTTAAAATTTTAATAAGTGCATCGCACAGTTCATTAAAACTCTTAAAAGAAACACCTTTCATCTTGCCATATTCTGCAGGGGCAAGTACAGTACCAAGCTGGGCAATAAACGTCATGGTTCTCTCAAAGTTACATGGCATTTCTACCTCATGACCTTCTTTATTCTGACGAGTAGGTCTCTTCAAATCACTTTCTTTAGGGAAGAAAATGCTTTCTTCATAATAACCATCCTTGTTCTCAAAACGAACCTTTAGAATTTCGTAAACTGCATCAGGGTCTTTTTTACCTTGAATACGTTCTACCTTGATATCCTTAAAGGCAACTCTATGAATTTCATAGGGTTTAAGTCTAGGCATTGAAGAAGAAATTGCTTGTGTGTTCGAAAGGTTAAAATTCATTTCCATAATAGATATTTTTATTTTAATGTATAGTCAAATCCAGAAATCTTGTCATTGTCTGTATCATCTACTAACATATCTGCCAATTGTGTATCCAATGGAAGGTCATCAACTGGTTCATCTTCAATATCTATTTTTATCTCTTCTGTTTCTTTAGGGGTTGGGGCAGGCTTGTCTCCTTCTAATATAAATAATCCATCACTAGACGGATGTGGACTTAAGGTAAAAATAGTACCAAATTCCGCAAGCATTTCATTAGCCTTACCCCTACAACTAACTGTTAAGGATTGTGTAAGTTTGTTTCCTCCCTTAGTTCCGAAAGCCTCGTTAGAGCCAATTACCGGAGTGCGAGTTTTGCCTTTTCTTTCATATTTAATTTCTAGTCTATCTTCGGGAGCTACACCAAGAGCATCGGCTGCTTCTTGATTTAAACAATACTTATTATCCTCTAATATTAGAGCTGGACCGGTAACCCCCTCTATTTCAGTTACTACGGTCTTTTTTCTAGACGTCTTTTGCTTTTTTTCAGCTGTCACAGCCTTATCCTCAACGATTTCTCTGGAAACAGGAGTATACTCACCTGTTTCTGGGTCGAAATCGAATACTAATAGCATTTTAATCCTCATCGCCGTTATATTCCTTAATACGTTTAATAACCATATCTAAATCATTGTCTATAAGCAGTTCATTGAATAATCCCATTGGTGACTTAGCTGTACAAGTTCCATCTGAGTTAGTTTTAAACTTATAGCAAGGTTTGTTTTCTTCGTCCTTATCTATTACAGTGAAAAATACATAAGTAAACAAACCTTCTAGGGTAATTACACTATCCAGCATTTTACCCAAGGTTTTGATTTTATAATATGGATTAATTTTATCTCCCATGTTTTCGCTATGAGTAGATACAATAATATACAAATCATCACGGAGATTCATTGCATTTTTCATTACAGAATAAGCATGTTGAGCCATCTCTGTAAACTTTTCATACCCTTTCTCTTTAGCTCTGTCCATGGCTTCAAAAGCCATGAAATATTGGAAGTCATCAATAACAACGTATTTAATCCAAGGCATTTTCGCATTTATAAGTTTCAACATTGTTGCAACGTTGTCTACATTGGTAGTAGTATAGAAATTTCCCAATTCCTCTCTAGTTTTGCCTTGTGCATTTAATGTAGGATATTTTTTCTTAGCTCCAGGTATTCCGGGTCTTTTTCCAGTTGTTGTAATAATAAAAGTTTCTTCTGGATTTAAATTTCTAATGGAAGTAGTCTTTCCAGAACCAGACTCTCCACAAATACAAATCATTTCTGCCATTTTTATAACGTAATTGGAATTCTTATGGGTTTATCTTCTTTTACGTTATCTTTGGGTAATTGCGCAATCTCGCTATCTTCTTCAAGAAGATAGTTGGAAGTAAGATATTTATCATAATCGTATATTTCGTCAGCTCTAGGTAATTCTTTCCATAGGCCACACTTTCCATAGAAAGCAACACCAACTTCTACATCGGCCTCACCATATCTATTTTTTAATACAGTAATACTTCTAAATCTACTTCCTAAAGTACTTATATCATACCCTCTATGAGAATTTAATCTTTCCCTATGAGGATTAAAGATAGAAATAATGATTTCACTATCTTGAGCTGGAGAACCACTATCTTTTATATCTGATAGCTGCATGTTGTCCAATCCAGCTTTTTTTCTATCCATAGATGTAGACTCTCTATTAGCCTGCATAATGACTAAAGGACTTATCTTACACCTATTTCTTAGCGTTACTAAATAAGAAGAAACAGTATCCATTTCTTCTTTTAAATTTCTTCCTTCTGATTTGCGAACTAAACTTAAATGGTCGATAACTACAAGGTGCACAAGATTCTCGTTATGCTTTTCATAAGTTATTCTTGTATCTGTTTCAATAAAATCACCTTCTTCTTCTAATTCTTTATAAAGAGTTGCATAAAGTACCTGGGCATTTAAAGCTTTGTCATGTACCGTAATAACATTTTCAACATCGCGTAACCATGGAATACAATCCTTTACTATCTGATAATTTTCGTCAGATAAGCGATAATTTCTCTCTTTAGAAAGTAATTCTTTAGTAGACAATTCTACTCCATAATGCTCAAAGATATACATACATAATAGCTTAGCAAACAATAATTCACTACTCATTTCTAAGCTAAAATACGTAACTTTAAAGTTTCCATCATGAAGATGCTCCATCAAAGGACGATATATGTAAGAATATAAAGCTAACGATGTTTTACCGCTACCAGTTCCACTGAAAATCAATGTATAAGTATTTTGAGTAACTCCATCGATTATAGATTCCAGTTTAGGCAACCCCATTCTATATCCCCAATTCTTTCCATCTCTACCTAAAGTAATTTGATGAATAAGAGAATTAGTAATCATAAGGAACGAACTGCATTATAATTTATAAGGCTTCCATCTCCGTTCTTTAGTCTTTCTAATTCTTCCCATTTTCTACTAATAACAAACTCACATATATTAAAACAGATGTAGCTAGTGTTCTCGAGCGCCCATTTCAACAGTTCCATAATATGCCTATGCTTCTCTTCATTATAGGAGATGGCCTTACCATAAGCCCGAAACATGTCTTCAATAGAATTATATTTTTTACCTACATTTTTTAATGTGTAAGGTACTCCATTTATAATAGTATTGTCTGGATACGCTTGCCATAGTTCTTCTCCCATTTCGTAAGATGCGCGAAAATATGTTTTGAGAAATGCCTTATTAAATTCTACATCCTCGGCATAAAATTTTTCTCCTTTCTTAGGAATTTTATATGATTTGAGAATAACTCCTTTCTCTTGTAGACTAATCAACATCTCTCTAACATCTCCTCGCATTTCCGCAGGAATTGCTAAGAATCTAAAAATGTATTCGGGAAAATATTCCTCATTAGCAAGAAATAATAATTTGATTAAGAACCATTCGTTGGGGGAGATTTGATATTTCTCCATCAACGCTAGCTCATTGTCAATGGTTAAACTTAGTTTTTCCAAACAGTTAAAAATTAAATAAATAAATTATTAATCTCTAACTGCAATTACTTTAGTCTCCTTTCGGAGCGTTATCAATTACATACGGTTCTAAGAACTCTTCTTCTAATAAAAGTCTCCTTTCTTCCATTTCTGATATAGAAATTGTTTTACAGGTAAGTGTCTTAACTTGTGAAGACATATTATTATATCTATCCATGAATTTATTAAGAATAATGAGTTCTAACATTCTCTCTGTCGTCATTATTAATGAATTAAGAGTACAAAGATACTAAAAATAATTCACATTTCCAAGTCATTATTAGATTTAGGTAAATTTAACTTGAAATTATTTGGTTGGACCAGTGAACGTTTTAAGAAACTCTATGAGTCCTTTTTCGCATTCACCTGCAGTGGGATACACTATACGTCCATCAAAAGCTTGGTATCCACATTCTACGCTCCAAGTCCATCCCCATAAACATGTACTTCCCTGGAGTTGAACTGCGTAACTCATAGAAATGTCATACTGCTTGGCAGCTTCCTCTAATGTCATAACTAAAATCTAAATATCATTTTACGAGGTTTGGATTTAACTTCTCTGAATTCCTCGTGTTTTAATACATGTATTAATTGCTCTTCATCTATGGTAAAATACTTCTTATCAGCGTTTGACTTCTGGAACCATTCTTCTTCAACGGTTCCTCTTAAAACAAGAGTAAAAATTTCAGCAACCTTGTTCGGGGAGAATCTAATAACTCTACCGATTCTTTGAGTTTTCTCAGTTTTAGAACTAGTGTTACTTAATATAATAGCAAGATTAAGACCTTGAACATCAACTCCTTCGTTAAGAGCCTTAGAAGTATTAAGTACTCCGACCTTCATAGGAATAAAATCCTCTAAAGTCATAGCATTTTTTTTCTTTGTTTGTTTAGAATGAAGTACTCCACCATATTTTATTTTCTCTGCTACTTCAATAGTCGGAGAAAATGTTATTGCTTTACTGTCTCTCCGATAATCTAGAATTAGGTTTGCAATTTCAATTTTTTTAGGATGTGTATATATAAAGGATTTTCTCTTCTGCATGGTTCTCATAAAACCCATAGCATGTAAAGTAATTTCTTTTAATAACTGAGACTTAGTAACTTGGTCATTTCCCGTATATAATAAGTCTCTGTAGGCCATTCTTTTCCTAAAACCATCCTTCCCAACTAATTTCATGCATAAATCAAAATTATAATTGAAATATGCAAAGTGTTCATTAAATTCCTTGTTTAAGGTATTATACTCTGTAAGGTCCACGTCAAGATATACTTTATATTCTTTATATGGAGCTAACCATCCATTTTGAGTAGCTTCTTCAATCGAAATCCTATCTATGACTGGACAATATTGCTCTATCGTAGTGTGTTTTTCATCCAATCTTTCCATAGTAGCAGTTAATCCTAAAATTAACTTATATTTAACCATTTCGAATACTTTATGGAATAAATCTGACGCCATTCTATGGATTTCATCAATCACTAATATATCACATTTCCATTCATGTTTTACTACAGTATTTATAATTACTACTTCTGCATTCATGAAAATTCCTGCACTCACCAGGGCTTTGACCCATTGGTCTTTAAGAGTTTCAGTAGGAACTACAACTAATACTCTAAAACCTGAGTATTTCTTTAGAACACTTTGGACACACTTAATAGCAGTAGTAGTTTTTCCAACTCCAGTTGCATATTCAAGTGTACCCCTACATTTATTATCAATCCACCTAATTCTTCCCAATTCTTGTCTCTCGTCACGAGTAGGCGGGGAGAATAAATCCATTCAGTTAATAATATAGAATAATCCTACATAATTATCTATTGGAATAGCACTAAGTTTATGAAGATTTAAATAAAGGTATGTAATAAAATTATAGAGTATATCCATGATATTCTGCAACTTTTTCGATTTGTCGCATTCTAGTCTCCCATTGGCTAATATGATATTTAACATCTGCTTCAAGAGCAAACAGAATTCTATTTCTCAACGTCAATAATTGCTCCGTTGTTAAGTCAGAATATTTTTTACTCTTTAAATTAACCATAGAACGTAATGCACTGTACGACAAACCTTTGGGGTTAGCCTTCAAAGTCATGGATTGCTTAAGATTTAGACGTTCTTTCACAACTTCAATTCTGTCTCGAACTTGTCCAGTAACTTCATCCTTTTCCATCAAGTCTTTCATTTCTTGAGGGGAAAACCATACTCCTTGTTTAAGAATAAACGTAAGAGTAATGTGTTGCTTATTGAATTTACCGAGTGTGTCTAAACATCCATCTATTACTAAATCAATTGGAAGATTACTAAATTCTTCTGGAATTCCGTTTGTTACAAGAGATATAGGACATGTTCTCAACGCTTCTTTAGTGAGGGTTTCTCGATTTGCGTCAAGAATTCCATTAAGAGCAGAAAGGTATAAATATCTCGGATAAGGTTTTCTATCTTCAGAACCTTTCTCTAAGTAACGTAAATATAATTCCGCGTTACATCTTTCTCTTTGGTCTTTAATAATGTCCAATAGAACATATCTTCCCGGATGTGCTTGGTCTTTGTTTCTCAACATAGAAATACAATGGTTATAAAATTCTCTCAATTGCTCTTCTGAACAATCAATTAAACGATATTCCTCTTGTACTTTTTCTCCATTTACTTCAGATTTTGCACCTTTCCAAACAAATGCTTTAATGTTGTTATCTTTAGCATTTAATGCGTCTTCCAATTTTTCTCTAACTGTCATAACTTTTATAAACTTTTACTATTTTCTCAATTAATCATCATCTACTTGTTTTAAAAGTTATCTTTTGCGCTCTGTCTGGTTATAGATATGCACAAAACTCCTTCTCAGCGGGTTTTGCAACAAATTTTATAAATTGAATATTGGAATAATTATACGGAATAAAATTAGTCCCATCATACCACTTATCTATACCAGCTCTAATCTCTTTATACTCTAGATAGCCAATTTCTCCTAGACGTAGTTCTCGATGTTCCCAATTAGGGAACTGAACACACATAAGATACTCTTTACTTTCTAAATCTACAAATACATAAGTAATGTAATTATCAATATCACTACTCTTGGCTACAAGTTTCGCCAGTATCGTTATCATCCTCAATGACGTAGTCTCGAATCAAGTCATCTTCTTCAATATCGTCATCTTCTGTGAGGATACAATAATATTCAATCCATCCCTCCATAATAGAGTTATAGATTTCATCAGCAATTTCATGAAGTTCGTCTTCTGGTACTCCAGGATTTTCTTCCATCGCTGCATCAAGTGAATCGGACCAAGTAGGGATACTGTTAAAGCCCTCATAAGATTGGTACTCTTCTACAGCAGATTCATAGGCTTCTTTCTCTGCATCTTCAGCACTCTCACAAAGAGTGGTATATTGATAGCTTGCTCCACCAAAGCCACCTCCAAGTCCAGAGTATATGTTATACTCTTTTAATTTACTTCTATTAACTGTTTTACATTTTATTGCCATAGTACGTCCTCTTCTCTAACTTTAATGTTCAATTCCTTGCATTTATTATATTGTGCTTGAGTAATTTTACTTACACAATATGGTATGTCATAATTCACTCTAATCCATCCAAGAGTTTCTAAGGTGTATGTATCAAATTTGAAATATAGATAAGCCATAGTGTCATGCTCCATCCAATCACAAGGATAAACTTTACCATCCCTATCAATCCATCCATTACCATTCCAAGACTTAAGTTTAGGGTCGATAAAAGTATTATTCCAATCGAGTTTCTCGAAAGAGTCAGATTCTATTTCTTCTAAAATAGTGAAAGCATCACTAAAGCACCTTCCGCCAGAGAAATTATAAAGCTCTACAATTTCTCCATTACGATAGTCTTCTATATCTTCATCTGATACCTGTCTCCATCCTATAGTTTTATCTCCTTTGGGAGACACTTTTACAAACAGGCCCATATAATTGCAAGTGTTAAGTAATATAAATACGTCTTCATTTAAATAACCAATAAAGAAGTTTATTTTCTTTCCACGAATCATCCATTTTAGCATCCCCAAGTTCAGCAACGTACGGAATCATTACAAACACTCCTACAATTGGAACGCATCCTGCTACGAATGTTAGTATTTTAAGAAAATTATTTACGTGAGCTTTTTTATACGCACCACCTGTATAGACATAGATATGGTTATCAAACACATATACCATGCCAACCAATATTAATAATTGAAGAATACTAAGTATTAATGCTATCATTTATCTTTATAGTTTATACACCCATATTTGGCAAAATCGCAAATCTTTTTCTCTATTCCAATAAAACAAGGGTATTTTGCGCACTCTTTACAAGTTCTTTCTGGATGTTTATATTTAACTCCGTCTTTGTCTTTATCGTTTTGAAACTTTTTTGCTGGCATGTTCTATTTTTGGTTTATAATTGTTACAATATGCTATTGCAGCATCTAAAGCTTCGTAATAATCAGAATATCCTCCAATAGGTCCACCTTCTTCTGTATGATTTCTAAGCCATTCTGCTCTGGTGTTGTTGCCTATATAAACTCCGACACACCAAAACCATTTACCTCCAGACATTTGAGGTAGAACACAAGGTCTCAAACCTTTTTCAGCCAACTCATTTATATTGTTAATCATAATAAAGCCACGATAAAAATAGTCCCCAAGTAAAAGCAAGAAAAAATGTAAGAGGAACTCCTAGTTGAAACGTTCCAATAATCATTGCCCCTACAAGAAGACATATATAGTACCTGATTTTGTTCATTTTATTAAAAGTATAGCTAATAATCCAGCACTAACAGTAAACCCTCCAATCGCCCAATTTTTCCACGCTTTTATTCTTTGGTCTTTCTTTTGAATTGTTTTATTGAGAGTAGTTATAGCTTGGTCTTGCATTTCTGCTTGCAACATGCATCTTTTAAGTTGAATAGACTTAATAGAATCAGCCCTTTCAAGATTCTTGTTTATAAGAGCAAGATTTTTGTTTTGGCAATCTAATAAATCTACTTCTTTTAAGAGCTTTTTATGTTCTAAAAATACAAGATTAGTATGTTTTAACTGTTGAGGGGTTATCACTACCAAAGAATCTTTCGTAACTTTCGGATAGATATTTTGTGAAAAACTCAATGTCGTCCCCAATAGGCTGATTAGTAATATTAATAAAATCTTCTTCATATTTTTCTTGATTTATAATAATCTCAAACTTCGTAGTGTCTATAACCGATTTAAGACTATCATTGGTTTTACTAATTAGACTAATATGATTTGTTAAAGAGTCGATGCTGTGCACCAACTCTTTATAATCATTATTGGGAAGCTCTTGGTTCTTTCTATAAAACCTATCCATTAGAAACATGGTACTAGTAGTACATATTAGTCCTACTAATAAGAACGCTGCCCAATATTCTTTTATCATAATTCGCCCTTTTCGTTTTGCAAGCAACTCCAGGCAACACAAATAGCAAGGTCCTTCAGAACTTCATCAGATGCAGTTACCAAGTACTCATGCACTTTTTTCGCTTCTTCTGGAAGGGATTTGTAGATTTCTTTTACTTTCTGCTCGTCTTCCCAATTCATTTTGTCAGCAGAATAGGTTGCTAAATACTTACCCGGATTTGCTTCGAAAAATTTACTTTCTTGATTCAAGATAGATTCTACCACTTCCTGATTGATAACACCTACAGTAGTAGAACGAATAATGTTGAAAGGATTTTCCATAGCCTTTCTCTCAGCTTCAGTCATTCCTATTCCACGTACATATTCGTCTCCTTCTCTACGTACAGCAATTCCTAAACGAAGTTGTTTTACTTCATCATTACCAGCATTATCATCAGTTTCGGAGATTGGCAAACTGATTGCACACATTGTATACTCACGTTTGTTACCTTTAAAATCAACAAAAGTACCTTCTTTAAAAACAATTTTTTTCATAATTAACTTTATTTATTTTTATAAAAATCAAGAATTGCATTTTCTTTACGTAACCAAGAGGCTTGTTCACAAGCCATGTCAAGGATAGTTCTACTAATGGATTCCTCTTCCACTTGTTCCTTAACTAAAGAACCGGTTTCCGTGTCTTCAGACATGAACCATTGGAATGTAGCATAGTCACCTTCTTCAAAAACATGTTTTACGATGCTGTTGATTCGCATGGTAGTTTCAATCTCTCTATCCACCGTAGCTCTGAAAGGTTCTTCCCTATCCTTAATAGTTACATTAGTTGCTGGAATTTCTGGATACTCAAATTCGGCATCATTATAGGTTAAATACCAATAAATCCAATCATGATGCTTTTTTTCTTCTTCAGCTCTTCCTTCAAAATATTCTCCCAATTTAGTTAATCCTTGAGTGTCAAACCAATTGGCAAATGTTTTATACATATTATAATTACTCAATTCCGCTGCTAACTGAGTAACTAACATTTTAATAGTTTTTTCACTTAAAGGACACACTCTTCTACTCTTATCGATTATAAACTCGGTAACTTTCATAGAGGGAGTAGTATTGCCTTCATCTTTTTTTATTTCTTCCTGAATTACATTTTCTACTTTTTCGTCGTTCATCGCATAAAACAAAATTATTATTTTCTAAATAACTAATTGGAGCTGACACCCAAGTAACTGTTTTCATTATCGTAACAGTTTTATCCTTTCTAATTACTTTGCATTCTTTGTATTTCAGAGGTTTGGGAGAAGAATAGAATCGAGACCCTGCAGTCTCAACTCTATCCAGATATATTACATATAAATTTACCTCATAGATAAACTCATCTGCAACAGTCAACTCAACATCCCCAGAACGGTAGCTCGCTTCTCTTATACGTTTTGCCATTCCATGAATATGTTTCAAACATTACATTTTTGTACTGTTTAAGAATTCGTGGAATATCATATAAAGTACTAGAAATGGAAAGGGTCGTTTTTCCACCCTTAGTAAGAGGAATTATATGGAAAATCATTTTACTTACCAAAGGACAAGTATGTTTTGGCTGCGCTGCCCAACGAGTTGTGAATTTAGTTTTATCACGTCTTTTAGCTTGTTTCAGTTTGGCTTTTTCGGACGGAGTTTTAGTCCAAATCGAAACATCACGAGGTTTTAGATTAGGAAGTCTAATTCCTTCAGCAACCATCATTGCATCGTTTGTTACGTCTACCGGCTCTCTTTCTACTTTTTGTTTCTTTACAATCTTCTTCATAATTTTTCACTGTACTTTAATAATTGATACTCCACCTTGATAGCCATTTGTAGCTATCATATATTTTTGCTCTTCATATGTAAATACATACACAGAACTCGCACCCTGAGAGAAAATACATTCACCAGGAATAATGTTCCTATTTTCAGCTGGAACTTTGCTGCAACCCATTACAAGAACTATTCCCAAAATGAGTCCTACAAATAAGAATTTTGTCACAATTCCATATAAAATAATTTGCAAAATAAACTATACTTAGTCATTCCCTCTCTTTCTTGTCTGCTTAAATCACCATAAGCGTTGCAAGCCACAAATACATTCATTATCGGAATTATAGAAATAAGGGATGCAATTATAACTGGACCTAATGTTAGTCTGTCATCACATTCCCTTCCATACAGAATAGAAGCCCGTATAAAATCCATAAAAACAATTGTAGGAATCACATAGCCCACAATCACCATTATCCACAAAAATATCATACATGAATAGTTTTACATATTATACACTTGTATATCCCTTTCTCAGAATCAAATAACGAATGTTTAGTTTGACATCCACATCTAGGACATACCATAAGTTTAGTCGAAATATAGACTTTCTTTGGTTTAGAGTTCTTCATATTTTTTGAATACTTGTTTAATACGTTTCGCTACTATTGAGTTGTATTTAGTATCGTAACACCTATTCCAGTCTCCCTTATCGTACATCCATCTTATATGTTTACTGTTTATATAACAGACAGCTACGTGAGGATAACGACTAGAATAGTCTCCAGAGTTTAATATTTCCCCATTTTGTAACATAATTGCGTAATGACTTCCACAAAACATAATATCATTAAAGTCAGAACGTTTATTACGACTTCTGATATCGCGACGGATAGAGAGAGGTGAAACATCTCTTGTAGAATGGTCGTATATGATTAACTTATATTTTATTTTGCGGGCTTCTAATTCTCTAGCAATTAAACTAGCACAATAACAGCATCCTCCTGCATTTATATAATATGCACTATCAAGTTCTTCGCATAGTTTATTAATAGCCTTAACTATTTCATTTCGCATAATTTACTTATATCTTGATAAATCTTTTTAAACTCCTTCATATATTCAGCCATAGAAAGAGCTTTATCTCTATGTTTGACTGAAATTCTATACTGAACTATTTTTTTCATTGCAGTTTCAAGTTGCAATCCATAACCAGCTACTTTAAATTCTTGACGTTCCTCCCCACCTTTTGGTTTAATTGTGTGAAGCAGTTCTAAGTCAAAAAATAAACTACTATCAGAGATGGATTCAAGCTTGAAGTCTTCTTCCTGAATAATCACTTAATTTATTTTCTTTAAAGAAATTAGCAACAAATTTATCTTGTGATTCAGAAAGCTCTTTAACTTCATAAACAGAATTCAAGGTATATATAAGATTTCCTTCTATCTTTTTTATTAGAGAAGTGTGAAAGTAATCCCAAAAACCCCTAGGTCCAATAACCTCGGCTATGCCTCCAACTCTGGCACTGATAAGTTTACCACAGGCTACATAACCGGGCTCAATCCCATTAGGATGCCCATCTCTATATCTTGTAGATTCTAGTTTAGTCAAAGTAACATTCTTTCCAATTAATTCTTCTACATTCATTTATTTCATATTAAAATGGATAAACTAAATCTTGTTTTGCCAACTGGTCATGCAACATTTGTCCAGTAAGCCTAGGCTCGAACGTTACATATTTATCCAAATATCGATTAAGCTCCCGAGCCAAACTAACACAGTCCAAAATACTACAAAAGTTTGGATTCTTTACAGCTCCAGTTATAGCTTTAATATCTAGACTGTTATTTGAATAATTGTACTTAAGTCTAACTTTAATGACTTCGTCAAAAAAGATTTTATATTTTAATACAAAATGCAATACCTGTCCATTTTTCGAATCTGGCAGAACAATAAATTTTTTAATTCTCTTTCTAGTCATAAGTTAGTAAAAAAAAATAAGCCCAACCCACGTAATGGATTACATGGATTGGACTACAAATAGTTTAAAGAAGTTACTTTTTGGAGTTATTCAGTTTATCGGCGATATCCATTACCATCCGTAAACCTACTGCATCCATTGCATTGTTTCCTCCACCGTTACCACTTAGCATAACGTCTGGAACCCATTTAACTTCAGATTTAGACAAAGCTTCAGCCACACCAACAGTTGTTTTATAGTTCCATTCGGCCTGTTCTTGAGGAGTTAAACCAGCTTGAACTTTAAGTCTATTGGCTTCCGCTTCTGCTTTACCTTCAGCAATGATTTTCTTAGCTTTTTCATTAGCTTCTTTAGCCTGCAATTCTGCAACTTCAAATGCCTGTTGAGCTTTAGTAACTTCTACAGCTTTAATTTTTTCTTGTTCCCATTTAGCTTGAGCTGCAGATGCTTTACCCTCTTCCTCGATTTGAATCGTACGTTGTACAGCTTCTAGAGCTTTAGCTTTAGCTGTTACTATAGACATGTCAGCCTCTCTTTGTTTACTGATTTGAGCCTTAGTTGCGTTCTCATAATCAGTATCGGAGATGGCTAATTGAGAAACCTTTAAACCATAGAATGCAAACGGAGATTCTTCTTGACGCTTAATTCCATTAGGAGCTAAAGAGTCCGGAATTGCTTCTGCGATTTTAGTAAGCTGTTCTTCACCAGTAAGAGGATTGATGCTTTTAACTGTAGTCACCTTAGTTTTATAAACTCCATGATTTAACTGGTCTGTAATAAGAGCAATCAAATCGGTTCTCTTTTCACTTACAGATTCTAGCGAAGACATAAGAGGACCACAAGACATGACAACTTTGCTTAAAGTCGGCTTTACTAAATCTCGAATTAATTTCTCTTGATTTCCATAATGAGTTTGAATTCTTTCTAGATACTTAGTCTCAAGAGGCATTTCTACTCGAACAGAACCCATAACAAAGCCCTTTCCTTTATCGTTATAAGTAATTGTCATTGCAGGATTTTCTAGAGAGTTGTCAATGTAAGGATTTCCATCCGAGTCTTTCTTTATCTCATTGAACCAAATTTGACTAGTCTTGTCATAAATTGACACATTTCCAAATTTCTGCCACTGGAAACCTCCATCTGTCCAATACTCATAAGTACCAGTAATAGGAATTTGATTAATTCCGATTTTACTCTTGTCCATGTCCTCTGCAATCATAGGAAAACATGCGATTAACACTACAGCAAAAATGCCAACAATAACACCTAAAAGTTTAAGTCTTCTCATTTTTTAGATTATTTAATAAAAAAATTAATAAATTTCGATTAATTATAACTTTTCGGGTCTGCAACCCAGTAATAAAATGGAATTAAACACCTAGACGCAGTAATTTTTCGATTTGTAAACCTTATTACTCCAAATAAATGAAGAACTAACATTCCGTAATATATTGCTAATAGCAACATAATTACAATACAAATAATTCTAAACGCTATCATTTTTTTTATTATTTAAATTCTTAGCAATCCATTAACATCATATTTTCCTTCGAAGTAAATACTTTATAATATCCAGAGTCTTTAAAGGTCTTTATATACTTCCTTAAAATCCATATTCTTTTGCATCATCTTCCAGTATTTTGGTTATACCCTGTATCATTGCATGACATAGAGCCTCCTCATAGTCTCTAAAACCGAATGGAGAAAATAATCTTTCCCAACAAGGTTTTCCAGGTGTAGATTTCCTTTTGTTATAAATCCATGTTTCTGCTGTAAAGTATCCAGTACTCTTGCGAACTCCTACAGACGCTGTAATTCCCAGTTTTGTAAGCCGTGATTGACATTCCATAAGGTAGTACTGTTCGTATGAAACTTCCTGTTTAGGAATTCCCCTATCATCTAGAAACTCAAGAATTTGCGTGATTGATTTTGTGCTCATAAGTCTCAATTAATTTATCAAACGCTGCTACTCTAGCATTGTGTCCAGACTCGGTATCCGGTTCCCACCAATATGCTTTACTTTCTCTATTCTTAGGTGCGTTTAAAAATTTCCGATTGAATTCTGGAAATGTTGCGACAATGTCACGTTCATCGTATTTCACAATTCCTCTCTCAGTTCCAGCCATAGCATGTTCAAGACAAAAGCACATTCCCCAATACTCTGGATGTTCAACAAATAGTTTCTTACCTTGTTTAAGAATTTTAAGTTTTTCTGTATCTGTCATAAACTTTAGAATTAAGTACCCAGACAGGGAATCAAACCCTGACCTCAACATTCGTAGTGTTGTATTCTATTCGTTAAACTATCTGGATATAAATTAAGTAACAATAATTTTGTCTTCTTCCTTTAGAAATTCTGCAGAGGTGTTATATCCATGTAATTTACCGCATCTAACACACCATATTACCCCATAAGAGTTTTCTCTGGGTTTACATTTGCCTTTCATACAGAATTTAGCAACCTTTTGATAATTTTCTTTATCCATTTAAATTAATATATATAAAAAATCCTCAAGCTTTGAGCTCAAGGATTCTTAAGGGACACCAATCAGGAATTATTATTCTCTCGTAAGGTCTTAGCATGTTTTCAATTAATTTGTGCCCTGCCTCCCTACAGAACGCTTTTTCATCATCATCGTTGAACCAATCGCTCGGGTCTGGGTCAGGAACAATTCTACAATGAGGGCATTCCCTACATTGTGTAATCTTTTTTTCAAATTTTACCATAATTGTAAATTATTTGTTGGATTCAAACCAGTGACCCGCACATTAGAATGAATACCAGGATTCGAACCTAGTTATTCACAATTAAGCATCTCTTCTTCCTTATGGTAGCGATAATAAGAACGCTCTCCACACTTGTTCTTAGACTTATACGTGTCTAATTGTGAATCGCAATTAGGACAAATACATCTGAGATTACCTCTCTTATTATTAGATGCATGACCATCAATATGGTCAATGACAAAGACCAGTTCTTTACCATTCCATACAGGTTTCATACCACAAATAGCACAGATTCCTCCTTGTTCATTTAAGATGTCATCTCTAAATGGTTGCGGGGAATAGTTAGCTCTCATTATACTAGAATCACCTTCCAGTATCTTTTGATACGCTAACTTATGTCTATGCTCTGCTTGACATTTGTTGCTGCAATACTTACCATAAGAACCATTGTAACTAATTAATTCCTTACCACAGTTTATGCACTGCTTGTGGACTCTGTTAAATGTTTCACTAGGGTTTATACTACGTCTAGCAGGTAATTCAATACCTATTCTACGTGCAACATTCTTAATATTTGAACCTGTACATCCATATCTTCTTCCTATCTCTTCATAGCTAAGCTTATCTACTAAAATCAGTTGCTCTAGATTTGATTTCTCGTCAATCCATTTACTTGTCATAATTCGTATTCATTTATTGATTCGAATACAAAGATACGAATAATTAATGAATTAAACAAGTGGCAACCAATTTTAGTAGTAAGGTGCTTAATGGTGATTTACGGCTCACCAACCGTGTGAAGTGTGCTGCTCTATTCAACTGAGCTAACGGGGCAAGTGTAGTTAATTATAACGGGGTAACTACAATCCCTCCGACTACCATATTTCTCATCCTGTAGACTATCAGATGGTGTTTTCCTCACGAAGAACATCTAAACTCGGCATCCCAGCTTATATACCGCGTGAGCTGGCGGTTATACTCCTAACAGCACTCCTATGGAATTACCCAATGGTCTGTTCACTTAGACAACTTCTCTTCAAGTTTATTTAAGTGTTGAATTTCGACTTTCTAACACTCTAAGCGTCAGGGGCTCTGGTTTGAGTATTTTAATATAGCCCCTTGTTAAATATGTGAGGAGCAGCCGTTCTCCCCTTTGTCTGGTTTGGACACTTTAGTATCTACTAGGTTTTTACTCTGCAGGATTTCGAGTGTTTATTCTCCCTTATCGGGATGAACCTACTGTCGCAGGGACCAGCTTCCCTAAACCCCGAACGGCTTTTAATTATTATTTTTCTTCTAAATCTTCCGGACCAACGTAATAAAGACTGCCAGTTACATCCGCAGGGATAAGTAAGACATCATTATCATCCAATTCGGACCAGCCCATATCGCAGTCCAAATATTCAACGATAATATCTTCATCGCTGTGTCCAACGACCTTAACTTCTCGACCTTCGTACAAGAATGTTTTTCCAAGATTGTCCTTAGCAAAGGCATAGGATTCTATACCTTCGTATAAATCCTTCGGAACCATATAGGTTGAATCTGGACATTCATGTCCCTCAATTGATTGGCAAAAAATGCACTCATTCCAACGAGGATGTTCCATAAAATCTTGGATTTCTGGAAAACTAACCATTACGTATACCTTCATATTATCCTTTTTTAATTGAACCTGGTTTCTTATTTGCAGCTTGATAGTCTTTACTTTGTCTATCCCACCAATCCTGCCTAGCTTTAAGCCTTGCTAATTTCTTTTTGTACTTCATAACCTTATATTAACAATTTAACCATTTAAATTCGTCTGCATCGAAATGCCGAGAAAAGCAAGCCTCGAATACAAGTTCCCCGAATTGAGTTGATACATATTCAGCAATCTCTCTATCTTTACAAGCAAACAAGCCGACAGCGGCATCGGCACTGCCGACCCCATTGTTAGAAGCGAAGTAACCGAGACCGGAAGGCGTACCATCAGTAGCGTGGCCGCCAACGAGAGCAAATTTTTCTCCCTGATAGCTGAAGTATCTGACTATCTTAGAACCTTCGGGTACGGAATCTACACGATAGAATCTTACCCAGGGATACCAAACGTTTCCAGTCAAGAGCTTAAATTTATGTCCCTCGTTCAGAGCTTCAAGGATTGTCTGAAGTTTAGCTAAAGCATTTATTGACCCGTTATAGGTAACGTCTCCCAGTTTTACGTAACCCAGACATCTTCTAGCGTCCTCATAAGTTTTTACCCTATCCATGACATTATCAGGAATAATTTCTACCTTTTTAGTATCAGGATTGTAAACTGGTTTATAACCGTTAGGACATTCAATTTCAATTGTTTGTTTCATATCGATATTACTTAATTAATAATGCTTCTTTATAAATTTCCTTTATAACAGAAAAAATATTGTACTTTGTTTTATATCCTATATATAATGCATATATAATATGTACAATAGGACAAAACATTAATAGTAAAACAAGGATATTGGGCTCCATATTAGCTCTATACACAATATGTGCAGTTAATATGATTATTGATATCCATAACAAGAGTAACACGAAATACATAATATCAAATTTTTATTAAGTTGGGCTATCAGGATTCGAACCTGAACTACAACAGTCAAAGTGTTGTGTGCTAACCATTACACTATAGCCCAATTCACTAAATTAGTGTACTTTTCAGTACACACAAAATTCCATTTTCTAGTGCATCTTCTCTAGTGGGATAAACATTACAGTCACCAATATCGGTCAAGTCTAAGATTCCATTCGGATAATATGAAATATAATAGGAAAATCCTTGTAATTCCAAATAATCCTCTCTATCTTCATTAAACTCAAACACTGGAGATACAGATATAAAAATAGATTTTGCATCTAACCACCTTAAAACCTCTGATTGCAGCGGGGCAGTGCAAAAGTTAGAGTACATAGCTTTATTATTCATTCCAATCATAGAACCCTTTAAAGCCATAACTCCACCAGTATCAATATATCCCCACTCACAATACTCGTTAAACCCTTTGGCTTTTAAAAGCCAAGCAGTTTCAAATCGAACGTACCATTTATCTAAGTCCATGTTCACTTATATATTCTTGACTGGCCCTAACAGCTAACTCGTCAGCTCTAGCATTATACTTATCCTCATAATGCCCTTTTACCCAGGCTATTTCAAGGTCTTCAATTAGCTTACGCTTACTTGCTACTACTTTATCCAGTTCAGTAAATAAATCTACATTTTTATTTCTTTTGTTTTTTAAGAATCCAATATGAGAGCCTCCAATGGCATACATAGAATCACTTATAATAACTACATTATCAATAGGAGAAACTATACACCGCAAAGCTAGAATAATTGCCTTTACTTCCATTCTGTTGTTGGTAGTATTTTTGTATGCTTTAGAAAACTCAGAAACTATTGTATCAACCCCATCCTCTTCTTTTACAAAAACTACTCCGACTCCGCCTTGTTTTCTTTCAAAACTAAATGCCCCATCGGTATAAATTCTAAGTCTTCTCATTTTCTTTTTCTACTCCTTGTAAAAGGATATATGCCTCTCTTCCAAGGAGGGCTGCAATTTTTAATAAATCATCTTCGTCGTCAATGATTACTATTTTGTCAAGAACATAAGAATTTAAATCCGTGAGAAGGACAGTTCTTCCATGTAATTCGACATACTTATTCTTCCAAAACTCTATTTGAGGTTTGTACTTACGTATACTCCATCTAATAGGAGCTAACTCTCTATCAGGGTCTATATCTCCAAAGCCGTCAGATTTAAATTGTTGACACACTAATTCTAGTAAAAATCCGAAGTAATATGCTTTAACTACGTCTCCACCAATAAAAGTAAACCATTCCTCATCGTTAGCGTACATTTCATCCACTAACTTAACTTTATAATCATTAGATACATCTAGTGTCATAATAATTTTAATATATGTTTATTCCAGTAATGAGCGATATCAGCGAAAGATATTTTAAATACTTCCTCAAATTTACATATTGGAGTTATCTCAATCTTCAAGTCAATCATCCAACTCCAAACTGAAGCAACTTCATTTGGAGTTATAGGTTTCTCGCATAGCCATGTATCATCGAGTAAATAATCGAAAAAGAGTTTATGTTTAGACTCAAAATCTTTAATTTTATTTTCCATATTTCTATTAAAGAGGAGAGCATCGGAATCGAACCGAACTCCTTTCAGAGCGAAGCGGATTAGCAATCCGTCCCTATCACCATCAAGGTTTACTCTCCAAACCATGTTATTTAAGCAATTCAGTTAACTTAGTCAGAATAGTTTGGTTTTGTTCAGCGACATTCATTAATAATTCTTCTTCAGCCAAGGCTGCTTCGGCTTCTTGATGCTTTACCTCAGCCTGATTTTTAGCCTGAGAAGTCAGAGTTGCTGTTTTACTAAATATTGCCATAATCTTGAATTTAAAAAATTAATAATGTGTATCCGAGGAGGGAATCGAACCCTCAAGTGTCTTTCGACTCTAGAGCCTAAATCTAGCGCGTCTACCAATTCCGCCACCCGGATATAAAGAAACCGACGGACCTTTTCGTTTAGAGGTTATACGGGACGTCTAACTCCGCATAACATAATATTCAATGGAAGAATTTTGGGGATTCAGTCCGCCGGTGTATATTTTAGGTTGGACCTTAATAAGTCCTGATACAATTTGTGGTTACAATAAATATGTAAATAAGCAATATACACATATCTATCTTCAACAATTTGAGGATACCTTTGCTGAAACTTATACACAGAATCAGAATTTCCGTTTACAAATTCAATATGGTATCTTGCAACTGAATTATGTACAAAGGTACTATTTTTTTCTGATTGTACCAATGTAAGGATTATAAAAAATGTTAAAATAGACTTAAATATAAAACTTCTCATGTGTCTTTTTTGTTGGGAAGTCTATTTTCGATAACCGCAAGAAAATAAGGACTAATCCAATTGTTGGGATTTACATCTGAAAAAACTCTTACGAAATTATCAAAGACTTCATCCTCATAAAAAACACAATCTACCTTATTTAGTTCAATAATAAAATCCTTTACAGACCTTTCGTCAGGAAGGCTGTCTACTATTTCATCTAACAAGGAATCTATTCTATATTTAGTAACAAATAACAAAATTAAAAAAACTAAAGCTCTAATAGCAATACAAGCTAAAATTATAAGTATAATACATTTTATCATAATCGCATTAATGTTTCGTAGGCTTCGTTAATTTTTCTAATCATTTTGTTGTCTCCAGCTTTATCTGGATGATTACCATTTTTCTATATGCCTTTTTAATAAGCGTTTTATCCTTAGTAGGTTGAATGCCAAGAACTTTGAATTCTTCTAGATAAAGTCCTTCTTCCTTATATTCAGAAGAATTTGTATGAGTTTGCCAGTGTTTACATTTTTCTTTCCAATGTTCCTCCCAAATAATTTTTTCTCTGGGACATTTAACAAAAATATAATTCAATTCAGATTCGAGAAGCCTAAAACTTATATATATTCCTGAACAAACACTAAACATAAAACAAATCTTAACTCTACTCCAAATAGACCTCATATCTTTATATGAGCAATCCCAATACTGTTGAGACTCTAAAGCAACCCTTACAGCAGATTCGAGTTTATCCCAGACTTCAACACCCTTGCCTATAAAAAGTGAAAGTAAAGATTTAATAACCGGATACGTAGATAAGTTCAATTCTTTCAACATAAGAAATACAAAGATATACAAATGATTGTAAGTAGTGTGTAAATCAAAATTCACCTTGATGAGAGAATATTTATTATCTTTTCCAGTATAGTACTTTTCTATAGCTTCTTTAGTAAAGAAAAACTGTTCCTGTTTAATGTTAAACTTACGACACGCATATATAAATGCACTATCCCTGTCAGTAAGATAATTTCTAACGTTATGTGGGTCTAAATTCGCATCCTTTAATGTCTTTTTGTTCACAAATCTTTTCACGTTAACAATAATATCTTTTATAAATCCCATACATTATCGGTTTTAGTTCAAGTGGGCCCGGAGAGGGTTGAACTCTCATGTGACCAATTACGGTTTCTACTGGTTATGAGCCAGAGCCGATACGAGCCCAATAAAAAAGGCAGTCGTTACACTGCCTTCTATTTGTATTATTCTACATCAGACTCCTCTTCAGCCTCCAAAACATCAAACTCTAAGCCACAAACATTTTCCAGCTCCTTAGGCATACTCAATCTATCCTCAGGAAACCATACATTGTAAGTTTCGAGTGCTATTTTCCAGTCAATAAGGGCATCACGAAGAGTACTTTTCAAGGCATGAATCTTTTCGCAAAATTCTCTCGGATTGAAATCTCTATCTACTGGAGACAAAGAAGTAGTATTATTAATTGACAAATCCATTAGGTTGGCCAATTGATTTATTAAAGATAAAGCAGTTCTTTTGTACTCAGAAATAATTTGCTCCTGCTCATTCTTTACAGTATTAGCAATATTATTTGCTCTCACTTGTAATAAATCATTGCCGCTTCTAGATAACATTTTCTTAAAATTCATAAACCATTTTCAGTTTTAAATATTCTACAAAACAATTAATACCAGTAGTAATTAATTAAATTTCCATAAATAGCTTGGAATATTAAATCTCCAAATTGAGAACTTACATACAAAGCGGTTTCTCTATCTTTACAAGCAAACAAGCCGACAGCGGCACCGGCATTGCCGACCCCAGTGTCAGAATAGAAGCGACCGAGACCGGAAGGAGCACCAACAAGAGCGCTGCCGCCAACGAGAGCAAATTTTTCTCCCTGATAGCTGAAGTATCTGACTATCTTAGAACCTTCGGGTACG